GTTCGTTTAAAGATTCTTTCTTTTTTAATTTTTCAAGACGTTTTTGATCGTATTTTATTTCGGCTTTATCTTTTTTTATCTCGTCTTTAGCAAATTCAACATCTTCTAAATGTTTTTCTATGTTGTATTGGTTTGGTTTTGCCTTTTTCTTTTCTTTAGCAATTTTATCTTGTGCTGTTTTAAGAGTTTTTTCTAGCATTGCCATGTGTTTTGTATACATTTCAATCCTATCTTCTACATCCTTAACAGTGACTTCTCCTTCGTTTAAAGATATTTTTGCTTTATATTCGCTTTCTGTGATAATACCTGAAAGCATTTGCATGCGTAGTTGCTCGTTTGTCATATTTTAAGTATTTTATTATAAATATTAGAGACCTTTTGTCTCTACAATTTTCTTTAACTTTTCCAAGTACAATATAGCATCCATATGTTCTTGTTTAGCATGCTCAATCCACTCCAAAACATTTAAATCTTCACGATCTAAATCAACTCCATATTTTGTTTTACCAAATGAAGCTCTTGAAACAAACTGGTCAATGATTGAGTCAACCACTGAGTCTGTAACCTTAATTTCTCTATTCATTCTTTTAATAACTTTTTAATTTCTTTATCTTCTAATCCCATATCGTATAACACTCTTCTGGTGCCATGTTCTCTTAAAATGTCAATATATTCTTCTGCTTCGCCTAAACTGCATTCAAAATGTTTTGCTACATATTCTACTAAAGTGGCTGGTTTTTTCTGTGTTTTTGTCTTGACATATTTCAAGAATGTTTTAGCTTTTGGGATCATCTCTCTATAAATTTGATATATTTGTTGTTTGTTATCGTAGGGAATGGTTTGAATATAATTTACCAGCTCAATGTAACGTATATCCATCGATACATATCGGTGTATCATATAGGAATTCCATTTCTCCCACGATTCTTCAGAAATATTTTCTATAGGAGTTTTATAGAGGGTGATTTCATTTAACCACCCCCATATATCTTTTATCTGTTTTTTAGACATCTAAAGCCATATCTTTATATTCTTCCCTAATATCAGGAGGAAGAGTGTCTAAAATAATTTTTTTAGATTCTAAATCATAAAAAACAGGGATTGGAATTAATTGATCTTCATCGGCCCCTACTAAAAATTTAGAAATTCTACGGATAATAAAGGCTTGTCCGAATAGTTTTCCTCCGTTAAATCCTTCTACTGAAATAGTATTTGCGAAGTCGATACTCATTTGTGGTTGTTGATTTTGCATTTTATTTTTGATTTTTAAGTGTCCAAATTTCTTTTACTTCATGAAAAACAGGTACACGTTGTTCAATAACTCGAGTACCAAATTCCAACTTTTTTGTTTCATACCCATGTTGATAAGTTTTTTTACCTGCTAGATATGCTTTAAGGTGTTTCTTTTCTTTTGTAGCTTCATCACGGTTTTCAAAATCCGTTAATTTGCCTCCGAATGAGCGAGTGTGCTCGTCTGATAGATAAAATGGTTTGTTTTGCATATGTTTTATTTATTTGTTTTATCTTTTTTATATTCTATAAAGTCGTGTATAAATCCTGCTGCAACTATTATGTTCATTCCAACAGAAGCTAATATTTCATATATATCTGCATAAACATTTGTGCTCAAGTGGATATGTCCTACCATCCAAAAAGGTACGGATAAATTTTGAGATACCCACGAAAGAGTGTATTTTGCAAAATATTTCATATTGCATCTATAATTTTAGCTATAGCTGACATTACGTTAATTTCTTTGTCAATTCTGAAATTTGCTTGGTATAGGTGCTCGTTTAATATAATTGCAACCATACCTTCTTTTCCAGGTGCATATTTTGAACTATATTCAAATAAATTGCGATACAATTCTTCAAAATCTTTAACTCCACTATCTGCTATAATTTGTCGAATGGTAAGCCATTTCTTATTACCCATCAACTCCTTTAACACCTCTTTAATGTAGCTGTTTGCTACTAAAACAGTTTTATCAAGTACAATTGCATCGTCTTTTACAGACATTTGTAAAACGTTTAACATTTTACGCATGTCAGGATAGTATTGCACAATCAATGTTTTAAGATCTTCCGGTGTATAGGATAAACTTAATTGATCCGCTAATATCCAAGTTAAATGATTGTAAACATCCTGTTTAGTTGGAGGTACAATTTTAAGTACTTGACATCTGGATTGTAAAGGGTCAATTATTCGCTCTATAAAGTTACAAGTTAAAATGAAACGTGTTGAGCGTGAAAATGTTTCAATTACGTTTCGTAAAGCGGCTTGTCCTTGAATGGTGATAAAATCTGCTTCATCCAATATTACTACTTTGATACCTTTCCAAGATGCAGCACTTGCAAACCCTTTTACTTTATCTCTAATGGTGTCAATTCCATTTTCATCACTTGCGTTAATGTAAAGGTAATCACAATCTAGGTTTTTAACTATGATTTTAGCTAATGTAGTTTTACCTGTTCCAGCAGGACCGTAAAAAATAAAGTTTTGAATATCACCTTGATCAAGGTATTTTTGAATTGTGTCTTTAACGTTTTCGTTTCCAACGTAATGTTTGAGTTCGGTAGGGCGAAAACGCTCTACATATAACGTATTTTCTTTCATAACCATAATATACAAAAAAAGCTTGTCATAGACAAGCTTCTTAAGTTAAATATTTTTTGATCTCATATAGGCTTTTTCTAAAGTAGTACCTACACCTTTGTCTCTATATTGTCCACCTACATCACCAACTGCAACTTGATACATTGGATCGTTTATCAACTCGTCCATCATTGCTTTTACTTTGGCTAGGTAAGCAGGATATGCTTCTGAAATTTTAATCAACTCTGATTTTTCTTCTGGGGTGTCAAAGAAACGGTAGAGGTTTCCTTTACCTTCAGCTTCTAGTTCATCTGCTTTTTCTTGGGTAAATAAACCAACTTGAGAGATCATTTCACCTGCTGTGTAATACAAGTCATTACCTTCAGCTTCATTTAACTTGTTTTCAGCTAAATATTTTTTTAAATCAAAATTGTCCATATTATTTTATAATTCCAGCTCGTCTTAACATTTGATATTTTTCAAAGTCAAATTCTTTTTCTTCTTTTAATGTTGATTTTTTAACTAAAAGTTTTTGTCTCTGATCTTTTGATATACCTGTTACTACAAGTTTGTATTTTCTACCTTCAGGTGTTTCAACAGATTCTGTTTCGTATTTTGCTGTTGGAACGTCTCCAATTTCTTTTTGAAACGTTTTACGGATTTTATCTATTTTATCCATATCATCTGCTGTTACAGATAAAGGTGGAACAGCTTCTGCTTGTGGTTTTTCAACTGTTTTAGGTGCTTCTGTGTCTTGTTCTACATCTACTAGTTTAAATCCAACATCAGCATTGTCCATAATTGTTTTTAACACTTTAGACAAATATGGTTTTGTTTTATATGGATTTTCTAGTGTAGAAGGAAAAATGATTTTATCGTCTTTTACTACATAATGTACATCTTGTTCCAATTTACCAGCATATTTTTTCAAATTGTCTGGTGTTTTCATTGGGTAGTAATTTTTTCCGTATGTACCAACTAAACTTTTTGGGAGTGACTTACCTGAAAGGGTAAATAGGTAGTCGTTTAAGCTACCATCGTTCCCTTCTGCTTGCCATTTTTCATATCCTGCTTCTGCTTCTTTTTCAGTAGCAGCCCATGCTTCAGGTACTCTATTTTTGATATCTATAATTTTGAATGCCTTTTCATCTTCCGAACGTTCATCCCAGTCTTTCCAAGCAGCTCCTGCTTTTTGTGCAGGAATTGAAGGACCAAATGCTTTTACAATAGCTTTTGGATCTCGCATGTTTTGTGCGTAGATGCCATAATTTTTAGTATCGTTTAAAGCATCTAAAGCAGCATTTAAATCATCGGGTTGAACAGCAAGATCGTAACGAACCTTTAATTGGCCCATTCCATCTTCATCCCCCTCAATTTCACGTAAAATATCAGTTAATTTCATAATTATAAATATGTAAAAAAGAGGACCCGTTACTCAGGGTCCCCATAAAGATTAAAGCGTTTAACTGGTTCAGGTTGAATCTCTTTTTCCTCACTTCGTATAACATAAAGTTTACTGTCTAAAGGAGCTAAACGAAACTCTGCTTTTTCCTGTGTTTTTTCAAACCACGCCTCTAAAGCATCTGTAAGCGACTTATGGATCACTTTACTTTTATCACCCACAAGTACCCAGGAATCTCCTGGGGGTACTCGTGTGGCAATAAGTTCATTGTATTCTACTTGCTCTACTTTCATATTACATCATTCCCATCATAGGATCCATACCACCTTCTTTCTTGTCTTCTGGGTTGTCAATGACAACACATTCTGTTAATAGGATAGTACCTGCAATTGAAGCTGCATTTAATAGAGCATTTTTGGTTACTTTGTGTGGATCAATAATACCTTCTTCTTTCATGTTAACGATAGTTTCTGTTTTAAGGTTAAAACCATTCCAAACATTTTCTGATTTCGATTCATGAGTTATATTTATTCTTTGAATTTCAGAATCTAATTGTGAATATCCTGCATTAGTTAAAATAACTTCAAACGGTTTACCACATGCTTTATAAACTAGCTTTTTACCGTAGTTAAAATCATCTGAATCTGTTTTCTTGTAGGTAACACCTTCACGAGCATAAAGTAATGCTGAGCCACCACCTGGTACAATGCCATCTGCTAGAGCGCATTGTGTAGCATGAAGTGCATCATCAACTCGATCTTTCTTTTCTTTCATTTCGGTTTCTGTACTTCCACCTACATGAACAAGAGCAACTCCACCTACAAACTTTGATAAACGTTCTTGCAATTTTTCCATTTCAAATGGTGTTTTTGCATTTTCAATTTGTTCAGTAAGTTCTTCTACTCGTTTAGTAATATTTTCTTCTGTACCTTTACCATCAATAATTGTAGTTTGTTCTTTAGTTACAGTAACTGTTTTAGCTTCACCAAACCATTCCCAATTGAATTTGTCAAGTTTCATACCTTTGTCCTTGTCAAATACAGTTCCACCTGTTAAAGTAGCAATATCGTCCAAAATCAACTTTCTACGCTCACCAAAGTCAGGGGCTTTAACAGCTACAACTTTAAGTGTACCTCGCATTTTGTTTACAATCAATGTTGCTAAAGCTTCTCCATCAATATCTTCTGCAATAATCAAAAGCGATTTTCCTTTCTGTGATACACCTTCAAGGATTTGAAGCAATTCTTTTACTTGTGTAAAACGATGATCTGCAATCAAAATGTAAGCATCTTGTAAAGTAGCAGACATGTCGTTATTGTTAGTAACAAAATATGGAGATTTGTAACCACGGTCAAATTGCATACCTTCAACTACTTCAAGATATGTCTCGTCTGTTCTTGATTCTTCAATGTAAACTACACCTTCACGCCCTACTTTTTCCATAGCACGAGAAATCAATTTACCTACTTCAGGATCATTGTTTGCTGAAATTGTAGCAATTTGCTCTAATTGTTCTTCGGATGAAATTTTCTCTGAGTTTTGTTTAAGGGTTTCAAGTACCTCTTTTACTCCAGCATCAATTCCTCTTTTGATTTCAACTGCATTTGCTCCTTCATTCAATTTAGTTAAACCACCTTTAACTAATTCACGTGCTAATAAAGTGGATGTTGTTGTACCGTCTCCAGCATGGTCAGCTGTTTTAATAGCGGCTTGTTTAACAAGTTTAGCTCCCAAATCTTCAATTGGATCTTCTAAATCGCTAATTTGTTTTGCAACAGAAACACCGTCTTTTGTTGAAACTACCATTCCGTTATCAACATAAACAACATTTCTTCCATTAGGTCCTAGCGTTGCTACCACAGCATCTGCTAGTGTGTCAATACCTTTTACTAGTTTTTTACGAGCATCTGCTCCGAATTCAACTTTCTTACTCATTGTCTGTTATTTTTGCTAAAATTTGTTTTTCATTTCCAATATAATAATCTTCACCCTGGAATTGCAATTTTGAGAATCCCATTGTAGGTAAGATAACTACGTCTCCTACTTTTACAACTGTTGGTACAAATCCAATACCTGCAATTTCTACTCCAGGTCCAACTGCTACTACAGTTCCTTTTTCATTTCTATCTTTTCCAGCATCTGGGATGAAGATAGAACCATACATTGTTTCTCCGTCCTCTTCTAGAGGTTTTACGATAACTGCATCAAATAATGCTTCTAGTTTGTTCATATTTCGATTGATTTTAATAGGGTTTCCATTCCTGTTTTAACTTTGTCCCAAGTGTTAATATATTCTTTAATAGAAGAATATTCACCTTGATTTTGATAAAATTTTTCTTTTGAGATTTTGTTTAGAGCGTTTGAAAAGCTTGTGTAATAACCAATTACTTTTTCTTGTTCTTTACCGGTAGCAACTTTCCCTCCAAATCCACGAGTGGAAATAGATTTTTCAATTACGGTAAAGTTTGTTGCATCTTTGACAATATAGAAAGGTTCCATTGCAGGATCTTTAATTGTGCAAAGTGATGATTGAGGATCAATTTCTTCGCCGCGAGCCGGACGACCTCTTCGTTTTGTTTCTTGCATAACTTACTTTAAATTTATAACTATAATATACGAAAACTATTTTTAAAAACCAAATTTTAATTGGCTTTATATAATTTACTTTGATATCCTTTTTCTTCTAAAAATGAATTAATTTGTTGAATGTATTCTCCTTCATTAGGTAATTTTTCTCCAACTTTACCACTTGGAACAAGTTCAACTTCAATAGAAAATTTATTATCTGCAATTTGATGACCTGTTGTATCTAAAGGTTTAAGTCTAGCTACATCTCTAAATGGGGATTTTACGGGCCCTCCATTAATGAAATTAATAACATCTAAAAGTTCATCAACATCAGATCCTACCATTTCAAGTTTATTTTCATTTAACATGTTTTTATATTGGCTTTCAGTGATAATACCAGCCAACATTTGCATACGGAGTTGTTCTTGTGTCATTTTATACTTTATTATACATATTAAAAAGCAGACTCCTCTTTACGTACCATATAGTACTCACATAAAGTATCTTCTGATTTGAATTCGAGTTTCATCAAACCTTGATAACTCAAATATATAAAACCTTCCTCTAAATCTTTATTTTCCTTTAAAATGTTTCGAAGCATATCTGAATTGAATGGTATCTCTACTTTTTCGTTTTTAATTTTACCATACATTTGGTATGTGATTTTGTTGTTATGGCCTTTTTCATCTCCAAAAGTAAATACACACATGTTATCTCCTTGCATATCTACATCTATAGAAACAGTCATTGAATCAACCCCAGATAAAGCATTCTTTGCTTTAACTAAATTGTCAACAAATTCTTTTTCTAAAGGCAAAACTGCATCCCACTCTGGTTCTGCTACGGAACCTACTTTTCCGATCAATAAAGGATCTGCTAAAGCATATGTTAAGTTAAAGGCACTGTCTGCAAAGTGTAGTTTAGTGTAAACGTTTTTACCTTTTTCTAGATTAAACATTAAATCACCTTGTGTAATACTTAACAGGTTTAAGAATTTCTTTGTATCAAAGATAGCCAATTCACTGTCCTCTACATCAAAATTTTTATGTACAATTTTACCAATGACTTCTTTGTTTACAGACATAAAGTCAATGGTAAGTGTTTTGTCTTTGATTTTCCACTTGACGGATTCGTTTTCGCCCAAGTAGTATTTGTTTATAACCGATTGTAGAACTAATTTATTTACCATGTGTTAAAGATAAGAAAAAGCCTGTCGATAGACAAGCTTTTTTATATAGGTTTATTTAAAATTATCTTACTTTAAAATCTTCTATACTGTTGTATTCCCATTCTCCTTCATTTTTGTAAGCCCTCAATATTTCATTTGTTACCTCTATTGCATCTTGTAAATTAAAATTTTCAAAAAAACTAAGACTTTCTGGGTCATTAGAGTCAAGATAAGCAAGATCACCATCGTATGCTTCTGCTTCTATAGCATCTTTAACATCTTCAGGGATTTTATATCCTGCTTGAGATAAAAGATTATGAAGGTACTCTAAAAAAAGATCTGTTTCTATATATGGTTCAGCTGGGTCTCCATCATCATCAATTTCATCTTTTATAATGTAGTCTCTTTCCTCATTTAACATAGCTTTGTATTGTCCTTCTGTGAGAATACCAGCTAACATTTGCATTCTAAGAGTTTCTTTATTCATGTTATTTAGGTTTTTATTATACATATTATGAAAAGTTAAAAAATTTTGCCTTAAACGGGTTCAAATTTAAAGACCATCCAATATCATTGTAAACGCCTTCCAATTTGTTTCTGATTACACTATCAAACAATCCATCACGATCAATATATTTGTTGATCAACTCTGTAATTTCAGGTGGGTCATTGTATCCGTTGTATCCTATAACGTCAATCTGATATGGATTTTGCTTTAAATAAGCAATGTACATTTTATCTCCAATTGTAAATTCAGGGTATTTTACATTAAGTTTCTTGTAACGTAAAAAGTCATTGTAGATAATAGCTGCTTTAGTGTTGATTGGGCATTTTAATTTCAATTTAGAGAACAATTCACCAGCCATAGGTCTACGCTCAATATATTCACCCATTTTCTTTAACCCTGTTGGTTTAAGCAACTTGATCCACTCTACAGTTTGCATTGAGTTTTTAAACTCCATTACATCCTTGTCTATATCTTCTTTTGGTTTAGAGAACAAAATGTTTTTAATTAAACCCTCTCCAAAGTTTTTAAAGTATGGAGGGAAGTTTGATTTCATAATGTCCAAACCTTTCATCTCTAATTCCTCAATTTCAACACCTTCTTTGTTTACAATGTACATTGCGTAACGGCGTTTACCTGACCAATATGCTTTTTCAGCAATTACCTCTTGCTTTAATACAAAGTGGTGTTTACCAGTCATATTGAACAGATCTTGCGTGATACTGTTTAGATTATTGTTGGCTACTGTTTGAAGCTCCTCTGTTAAGATAAGCAAACGTTGAATCTTTTCTTCACGATCATTGTAGTCTAGATCAGGATGTCTATGTTTAAGTAAATCTGTTAGCTCCATGTACAGTGAATCTGTATCCGATGCTATAACAAACTGTCTTAAGTCAATATCTAATTGATCTGAAATGTATTGGTTTACGTAAGCGATAGATTCTTTGGTTAAGCGCTGTCCGCTGTTTGTAATAGCTGCAGAGCATATTTTAAATCCATCTGTAAAACGCCATGAGTTAATTGCATATGTACCATATAAAGCGTTTTGTAAGATTTTAAATGCCATTTGGTACAAGTCATATAACTTATAGTTTGCCCAATCTTCTGCTTTACCTGCAGTTTTCTTAAGTGCTCGATAGTGTTCTCGTTGATCAAACCAGTCTTCTAGAACCTCACAAGCAATACTCTTAATGTCAGTTCTATAAAATGCTCCACTAGCAGAAATTGACCACTTATTTTGTTCAATAATTTGGATGAGTTGACCAATAGGAATATTTGCATCTTTTAATTTATAAGTTTTACGATCTAATTTTTGTATATGAATTTTTTCTTCAGGATCACGTTTTTTAAGTTGCTCAAGTGAATTGTATTGCTCGTAATTGTCTTTTGTAACAATTCTTCCCATTAACGTTTCAACACCCAAATTAAGTGATTTGATAATTGAAGGATATAGCGAGGTAAAGTCCAAGTCACTCACATCCGAATACAATCCAGGGATTGGGTCAAGCAAGTAACCACCAGCATATGAATCCTTTTTACGGATCGATTTTGGGAAACGTGAAATATATTTTCCTGCAAATGTTTTAACTATAATCTCTTTGTCTTCAAAACTATAAACAGTACCCTCAATTGTAGGAGTACCTCGTTGATGTATAACGTGATCACCTAGCTCTAACTCTCTAATTGTGGGGTTAGTGGTTGTAGGTTTGTTTGGTGCGATTATGTTTTTACGTTTTAAATATGTTAAAATAGCACCTTCATTTAATGCTGTATTGTAATAAATTGATTCGTAAGGGGTATGACATAAGTGGGATATCAAAATGGTTAATTCGATAAACTTTTGTTTTTCCTCTAACGCTTCTATAATCTCAACATCTCGAATGTTATAGTCTATAAATTTGATCGGATCTTCTCTAAATAAAGTATCAAGGTTACCATTGTACTCTATTTTACCTAGTTTAGCATATTTTGTTCCAATATCACCTAACTTATATGATGGTTCTTCTTTCATAATATATTTGCGAAGCAACAACATATAATCTAAGCTGTTAACTAAGCCAATACGAATTGGAGAATTACCGTTAGATAAATTTTCTTCAATTTTTCCAATTGGGGACAAGCGATATACTTCATCCCCCAAACGCTTTTTAATTCTATAGTACAAGTACGGGATATCAAAGAAATCACTGTTATACCCTACAACAATTGTGGGATCCATCTGTTCCCATTTATTTAAGAATTTACGTAATAAAGTGTTTTCATCAGGACAAGGTACAACTACTTTACCATCTTGGTTTATCTCATCAATTTTACCTTCTTTATCTAAGATAAAACATATTTTTTCTTTAGTGGAAGTGTCAATCAAAGCAATAGCTGTAACTTCAGCATTTGCTTCTCTGATGGTTTGTGGGGTAAGTGCACCTAAAATTTCAATCTCAATATCTAAATAAACTGTATTGTGATAGGAGGGCATTTCATCTGTCTTGTAATATAAATCTCTTAAAATTACAAGTTCACGATCTAAATCTTTTTCATAGATTGTAGAGTCTTTTTTGTCGTATTTGCCTTGAAATGCGGAACATCTATCTCCAAACAGTGTTTCAAATTCACCTTCATCGTCTAACTTGTAGAGTGTAGGCCAATATTGAAAACAACTAATGCCTTTTTTATCATCACGTAGATAATAATGCCATTGATCGTCTCCGGGTAATCTATTGTAGAAAACTGCTTGGTACATAACTTTATTTTAATTAAAGATAAGAAAAAGCCTGTCGGTAGACAAGCTTTTCTATAAGGTTTATTAAAAATTAAATTAAATTTCTTTTGGCTCTCCTTGTAAAGCAGCTGTAAAGAATTCAATTGCTTGTTTAGCTTCTTCCGGGGTAGCAGATTTTTCATATCCTGCACCTGATGTATATGCTGATGGATCTTTTAGTAAGGAAGTAGAAACTGCTTTAATAATTTCAGGGGCTAATTTTTTGGCTAATTCTGCTGCTTTTGCTTTATCCATTTTATTTAGGCTAATTTGGAATTTCTTTTCTTGGGTATTAGCATATGGGTAAAAAATTATATTCGCTCCAGAAGCTTTATCTCCAAAACCAAATGTATAACCTAGTTGAGGGCCTTTTTCTCCTACATCTGCTTTTGGTCTAAAAGTAATACTAGGATTTTCTATTACACTAAGTTCAGCATTATTAAAATAAGGTTTTGCTATTTCCATCCAATTCTGAGGTGGGCCAGCAAGTTCATTTAATTGTGATTTATATTGACTTTCAGTAATTATTCCAGCCAACATCTGCATACGTAAAGTTTCTTTGTTCATTTTATTTAGGTTTTTATTATACATATTAGAAAAACTTACTTAGGTCAGGTCTAAAGTAATTTATATTTTTCATCACTTTTTTATCACGTGTTCTATAGACGATATAATATGACCCAACCTTTTCATAGTGACATGGTTCGCCCTGTTCTTTGGAACGTGCTTCAACTGTCGCTTGTGCGTCTTCTTCACTTGTACAAGCTTTGCTAAGATTCGAGGCTTGAACTTCTTGATACGCGGGCCATACTTTATCCTTAAGACCATGTAGCATAGCACCGTTCCCAAGGGAAACATACGTGATGTCGCATAGAGCATCAAGAATTTCAACAATATTCCCTGTTTCACACGCATGTTTATATTCTTCGAGCTCTTCCAAGACAAAATTATAGACAAACATCCACTCCTTCTCATCGGGAATGACCGGGTTATAATTATTGGGCTTTCCCATAACTGCATTGAACTCTTCAACTTCTGATACAAATGGTACATAGGTTTGTTTTAGGTCATTAATTTCCTCGTTTAATGTATTCCATTTCTCAATTACATCATCTCCAAATTCAATTTTGGACATCATGGAAAGATCTATTGCTTGACCTTTTAATAATTCAATTAATTCTTCTTGCTTTTTTTCTAGTGGTGTCATTTTTTGTTTTCTATTAAATGGTGATACAATCTTTCTTTTACTGTGTTTTTCCAAGTGGTAATTCGCATTTGGGAAAAACTGTCTTTTTGTTTTGGATCAATCAAAATCATAAGATTCCCTTGCAGTTCAGCATCTATTATAGCTAGTATTTCTTCTTTGGTCATTTTAAATAGTCTTGAATGGTATCTGAATCATCTTGTTCCCAAGGATAAACTATCCAATTGTCTGAAGGGAATATATTTGCTGCAAAATTTGGGTTAAATGCTGAAGTGTGGGGTTTAAAATGTAAACATGCAAATATAGCGTCTGGGTTTTTTAAAAAGAGTTCCTTGAATGTTTCTCCACTATCACATATATCATCTATAACTAGAGTATTTTGTCTAGTTAATTCTTGTGTCATTGGAATGCCTAACCTATGTGAAAGTATAACAGCTGGGATAAGCCCTCCACGAGGCATTCCAAATATATATTCAACTTGTTTGCCTGATTGGGTTATTTGGTCGCAAAGAATATCAACAAATGTTTCTACACTATCCCAACTTACAAATATTTTAAATTTGGTGCCCACCATTGTTAATTTTTAATGAATCAAAAAATTCTTTACGTGCTTGATTGTTGTTATCCATAAACACACCTGATGCTTTTGTTGTAACCATTGAAGCACCTTGATGTTTAACACCTCTACAAGATACACAGTTGTGAGTTGCTACAGTTGTAACGATTACACCTCTATTATTTTCACAGATTTTGTTTACAGCATTGTGGATAGCTGAGGTTAATTGTTCTTGAATAGCACCTCTACGACCAAACAATTCTACAATGCGGTTTAGTTTAGATAGGCCAATTACTCTACCATGTTCTCCAACTACATAACCAACATGTACAACTCCTCCAATTGTTTGGTGGTGGTGTGAACACATTGAAGTTAATGGAATGTTTCTTTCAATTACAATTCCATCGTAACCATCAGAGGGGAAAGATGTAATTTCAGACATTGCATCGTAACGACCTTTCCATAAATCAAATACATATGCTTTTGCTACGCGTCGAGGTGTATCTTGTGAATTTGGATCGTTTTTCCAATCACAACCTAGAGCATCTAAAAATTTACCATAAGCATAGGCAGCATTTTCTACCATATCCCATTTTTCTCTTTCTGTAAGTGGGAAACCAGGTGCAATCCCATTTGCAAAACCTACTTGAACACACTCTAAATCGTCGTGTTGTTTTTTACGTTTGTTTTCTGACATATTAATCTTTAATTGTTATTTCTTTAATGTTAAATTGCTTTTTATATCTTTCAATATACGATTTTCCTACACCTATCTCAACGATTTCATAATCATCTGAGATAAGAGGGATATGTTTTCTATTGGTGATAATAGTGTCAACACCAAAATTTACATAAGTGTTAAGGTAATGTTTTTTACCTGTTGGTTTCTTATAAACAACGCAAGTAACAATTTTTTCAGAAGCAGGTCTACCTGTTCGAACAAATGGTGTTTTAGATGCGGTTTTTTTAGAAGGTCTGCCTCTTCCCATAACTTTAATTTTGCTATAATATATGAAGGAGCTTTCGCTCCTCCAAATTATCTATTATATAGTGCTCGAATTTCTTCTTTTGATTTAGCACCAACTGCTCTGCCTATTTCCATTCCATTTTGTATCACAATTGTTGTAGGAACAGAACGAACGTTATATTGGGTTGCTGTTTGTGGAGATGAATCTACATCAATAAATGTAACCGGAATTTCGTTTTGCATTGATTCCATTAAAGGTTTAAATGCTTTGCACGGTCCACACCATGGTGCGCTAAAGTATAAAATTTGTTTCATTTTACTATAATATAATTGATTTGATAATCTCCGAATGTTGTTGTGACTGTATACATATTAAACTCCTCTTTTAGTATCGTAAGCAATAATGTGATCTCTTCCTGTCATATTATATCCTTTTTCAGCACACATTTCAAATACAATTGGATACATTTTAATAAGCTCTTCACGAGTATCTCCTGCAGGCATAATATATGTTTTATCTTTTGGGATATCTAGTGATAGGCGGAAGGCTTCAATTTGATTTAAATTTCTTAAACTCCCATCCCAAACTGGTTTGTAATGGTAATCTGTGTGGTAATTCATCATTTGTCTAATAATGTCAACTTTTAGTCTGTGTTTATTATGTTGGTCTACCATTTTTTGGTCTACAATAGTCCCAAGAGGTGTAGTAGTACCAACCACGGGGACACTGTTGCTAAACTTAGGACTAAGAGAAATAAGACCCAATGGATAGTCTGTTTCAACAAAATGGGATCCTTCAGTTTCAATAGTAATAAGAATATCTCTTTCATGAGCAAAATGAGTTAGTTCATTTACAAGTGCAGGATGCATTGTAGGTGAACCACCTGTTAACATCATTTCCTTGATGTGAGGATTTTCATCATATATTTTAATAATGTCCTTAAAGGTAAATGTACCTTTTTCTGGGTGGATTGAAGTGTACCATGAATCGCACCAGCCACCCTCACCGAAATAACATCGATGGGTACATCCTGTTGTGCGTACTGCAATAGTTGGACGACCAAAGCGGCTACCTTCGGATTGTACACATCGATATAGTTCTACTATTGGGAGTGTTTTATTGTAATCTTCTATTCTTTTATTCTCCATAACTTGCTGAGTTTCTTTCATGTTCATATACTTCTACTTTAGTGGCTTTAACTCTACCATCTGTTTCTTCTTTCAAGAATGCATTTATTACATAGTATAAATGTTCTGCAAATTTTTCACATCCAGTGGCAGGTAAAATTCTTAATTGAATTACACCATCTTCATCCATTTGTTTAAATTTCTCTAAATATGGATCATCTATAGCTACAATTGTAGTGTGGTCTAGTAAAAATGTAAAATAATCTTTTGGAGACATACCTGCAATTTGTGTTTTTGCACGTTTCATACCTCCAAAATCCCATACCCAATTTCTTTCATCTAATTCGCCTTCGAACCATACTCTAAATGATACAGCATAACCATGTAAAAATTTACAGTGAGTACCATCTGCTTTCCATTGACGGAAACATGTACTAAATCCGTCAAATAATTTTGTTGAGTTAAATTTTGCCATCTTTTTTCTTTGTTGTTTTAATTACTGTACCTATTGTAGTTGGAAGTTCAATAGTAACATATTCAGGAAAGAACATGTTTAAACCTATTCCTGTACAAAATGTAATTGTTTTTTTCTTTGCCATAACTTTTTGATGTAATTCCCAATCTATAATACAACTATCCTTCATGATTTTCAAGTACTTTTGTTACTTCTTCTACTACATGTTCCCAACTTACAGGACCTGTTTCATCAGCATACATTACAGGATCTTTTCTTCCTAATTTAATAAATGCTTCTACACGTTCAACAGATGAAGCTGATTTATAATCTGAAAACCATCCTCCTCTTTCTGCCATAACTCCATTTTTTAGTGGATTATATTCTATCCATGAATCTCCTTCACCCGGGATAAAGATTGGTTTATATGAAGTGTTTGTTCGTGAATATACTTCATCAAAATCTAAAAATAACTCTTTACATAATACTTCTCCATCTTGTAAAATGGTAAATTTATCACCTTCAAGGTAAGGTGTAAAGTAACCTACTTTTTCAGAACCCCAATTACCTACTCTAAAGGCATGGTCATCTGCATCTCTAAATTCTTGCCTGCAATCAGGATAAATTGCATGATCACCTGCATGTATTCCAAGTGCAATATCACACTGTTCACCTGTTTTTTCAGCGATTGAAAGTGCAACTGCTTGAACAATAGAGGCAAATATTTTATTTCGATTTGGAACAACTGTTGCTTTCATATTTTCTTCAGCATAGTGTCCTTCAGGTACATCTTCTCCACCTGTTACAAGTGCAGAGTTAAGTAGATCTGTTAGTCCGTCTAATTTGATTTGGCGGTAACGGATAGGGGAATAGGTTTCATTAATATAATCTACTAATGATTGAGCACGTTCAAGCTCAACTC